ATCCCTTTCGGCCACAGCCTTTTCCAGTTCGACAACTTTCCCATTTCTGGTGTCCTCGTACTGGTAAACAGGCATTAGCTATAGTTTTCCTTATCCGATTCCTCAGCCAACTTCATCATCTTTTCCTCTTCGGACATTGAGTTTTCACCTTCAGCCATGTCTTCCGACTTGTCTTTGGATTCACTCTCGCTCATGGCGTGTTCCACATTAACGTGGGCAATGCCATTTTCGATCATGTCAATTGTTCCAGAGAGTTCTACAGAATCACCCACTTCTGGGGACACATCTTCAGTTCCATCGTTCATTTCGAACTTGGAAACTGGGAGCATCACCATTCCAGCTTTCGCCATTTTTTTCATAGGTTTTTCAGATGAGGAAGTGGCTGGGGAGGTTTTATCCTCCCCAGCTTTCCGAGGTCCCATACCAATAACTAGCATGGTTCCCATTTAATTATTAGCTGTAGTTGGACTTCGCAACGATGACTCGGAAGAACCGAGTATCGAGTTGCTTGGCCGCATAGAACGTCTTGAATGACGCTACGATGCGCTGTCCATAAGGATCGCTCTTATCAGCAGCATCAAGGATCGTGACCTTCGGAGCGAAGGGCGAGCCAGAGGCTGCGATAGAGGACAAGCTAGGAACACCAAACGCACCACCACCGAGGAGGACGTTGGCGTAACCAGTGTTAACACCAGTTGTTCCTACGCTGTTTTCAGCGATACCAGAGGCGGAGGTATTGAAGGTCTGTACGTTGGTCGAGGAGATGACCGACACGCCAAACAATTTACCAATCTCACCTTTGTAGATTGCATCGGGGTTCGAGTAGCTCGAAACCTTCAACCAATCATCGTCCTGCTGTAGATCACGGATAACGGCAGGATGCGCGACAAGCGCGTAGCCGTCCTTGATCTTAGGAGCGCGGGCGATGAACAGCGAAGTCGCGCCATCGAGCAAGTCGGTGGAGGTCATTGCGCCGTTAGCAACTGAACCAGTAGCCCAGGTCGTTCCGTTAGTCGTGTTCTGAGCATAACGGTTGTACGATTTGGTGGCTACGCCAGTACCAGTGCTGGTCGAGGAGTCCTGCACCAACGCGCGGTGACAGAGTGTGTCAGCGTGAAGGGCGGCATCTTCGCCGAGTTGTTTAGTGGCCTGTGCCAAGTGCGAGAACAATTCGGTTGCTAGTACGACATCGGTGAGGATGATCTTGCTTCCGTATTGGACAAGCGTGGCTTCAACTGAGGATAGCGTCAGATCGCGCTCGTCACCGCTGGAGGGCGTTGTGCCTTCCGACAGTGCCGAAATTGCGCTGATGCTTGGGTCCCCGAACCTAAAAAACCTTATGGTTTTATTCCCGCCAGTTTTGGTCGGGTAGGGGGTTTTCATTGCGAATTGCTCCATCTGGAGCAATGGGATTGCGCGTTCTAGCAATGCTTTTGAAAAGTATGCCTGGAACTGCGCGCTGACTGAGCCAGTAGTTACCATATAATTAAGTATCCTTGTTTGTTATGACTACTCAACCTCTGTCAACTTCGGATGCCATTTTCATCAATTCACGTTCTTGCTCTTCGAGCGTTAGTTCGTGAAAAGCTTTAGTCTTGGCAGGACCTTTTGGTTGACCTGACGCTGGAGTTGTCGCTTTTCTGAGTTGAGAAAGTTCTTTCTCATACTCTGCAACCTTTTTCGACAAATCGGAGGCGGACTCCGCTTGGAGCTTTACCTTGGCAATTCCAACCGCATCCTTGATCCCCGCTGGGTAATTACGCAGGATTGCGTGGTTTTGCAACATTTCCGATACGGCTTTATACAAAGTGCTGGACGAATCTTTAAGTTCAGGATTTGCTTCCACTTCATCAAGCAAATTTTTATCCCAGGCAGACTTTAATTCTGTCTGGGTTTTCTGCTCGATCTCCTTCCTTTCCTCAACTTCGATGTCACCAGCTTTTTGTTCGGCAAGTTTTGCAAGATCGTCACGGCCTTCATCACGGTAGCTCTTTGCTGCTTCCCTGTAATCTTCCGCGCTAAACTTGCGGCTGCTCGATTTTGTCTCGCCTTGAGGAGTTTCTGAAGTCTTCCTTGCCCTTTCAGCTTCGATCTGCTCACGTTCTGCTTTGATTCTGGCTTTCTCTGCTCGGACATCTTCCCACTCCTTCTCAAGTCGCGACTTAGCCTTCTCGTAACGGGTAGGCTTCTTTTCGGAAGCCGACTCCGACTTGTCTTCTGAAGATTGCGTTGTTAAAGAACTTTTATCTTCCTTGGATTTCTCCTTGGTAGACGAAACCTCATCCGAGGCTTCTGTTTGTTTTTCGGCTTCTTCTGCAGGCGCGGGTGTCTGCTCGTTATCTCCGCTGGCCTTATCCGAAGCATTTGTTTCTACTTTGGCTTTTTCGTCTTCCTTGGGAGTAGGATTAAAATCCCGTCCTTCGTCAGCCGCTTGCGCCATCGCCAATACATCCGCTTCAGTCAGGTTATTCGAATCTGCCATTTGACCCTTTCTTACACTTGTCGGCAGGGAGTCATTCTGCCTAAAGGTTAGTTGGCTATTGTTTCATCCGATCCGTCCTCATAGCCAAGAACGGCGGAGTTAAGTTTTTGGGATGCGAGCGATTCTAAGGTCGCAACGCATGCCCTGTATCCATTAGCACGTCCACAAGCTTCTGCAAGTTCCTCAGTTTTCTTCATAACCGCAGAGGCATTTTGACGTAATGTTAAATTTAAAAGTATAAGACTAAGACGCTTCCCAGTGGGTGTTGAAAGAAAAGCAGTCCATGCCTTTTCATCCTCGTCTTCCCATTTTGGTTCGTTGACCCATTCTTGATTGCGTATAAAAAAATTGAAAGCTCTTAATAGTCTAATCATAAATAATTTATAGCGAGAATATCTTACCGCTTTCTCTGTTGTGTTTGGACAGATTCCACATATATGGAACCCATTGCAAATTATTTTGATGATGAGATCCGCCCAATGATAGTGGAACAATGTGATCTACATGAAACTTTATGCCAACACATTTTCCAACTCTTTTTGCCGCATCATAAAAAACTTTAATTACGTTAGTATCTCCACACAATACTTTGGAATTTCTCTTCATTGCTTGGTATTTTCTGACCCGCGCAAGTTTACGAGATAAATTATTTTTTGTCCATTCCATTACATTTTTTCTATTCTGTATCGGATCAACATTTTTTCTTTGCCAAATTAATTTTTGTTGATGACGTTTTGTGAAATTTTCTGGTGTTAGCCATATTTCATTATTGTATCTGTATGACCAAAACATCATACCGTCTTGTCTTATGTGGCCTCTTTTATGCCTCATAGCTTTATTGCCCAGGAATCGCCTTGGAATAGCGTGTAGTCCTTTTGTCCTATTCCATCCAGCAAAGCCTTTTTGACTGACTGCCAACTCCAATCGTGACCAGCCATAATCCCGCCAGCCCGAAGCTTGGGCTTCCAGCCGTTTAAGTCTGCCAGCACGCCTTCGTACCTATGATCTCCGTCTATGTAAACTAGGTCTAGCTCGCCATCCTTGAAGAACTGGAGTGCATCCAAGCTTTTGCCCCTGCTATACAGAACATTCCCAAGTGAGCTTGTACGCTCTTGGAATGCCTCAAAGACAAACTTCATAGGGCATTGTTGGCTTGCCCTATCGTTAATGTCGTATCCATTCAGCCAAGGATCAACCGCCAACACCTCCTTGAAATATTTAGCAATAACCACCGTACCTTCCCCGCTGTAAGAGCCAATCTCAACCGCCTTGCCAGTCGCACCTTGTTCGTTCGCCCATTCACAAAGTTTTGCCAAGCCTTCCTGCTGGAAGGCATCCCGCATTACTGGTACTTTCAACCAGCCATCGGCGCGGGTGCTTGGCCTTGCATTGCTTGCGGAGGCAATTGTTGCCCCTGCTGTTGCATTTGAGCCTTACCTGCATCACGAAGCTGTTTCTGGATAGCGCGGGATGTGTTCGGGTCAACCTGTTCCAAGGCTGCCAAGTGCTGTTGTAAGTGTGCCATCAGAACTTGCATTGCACTCTGATCGACCTGCTGTTGTCGGCTTTGAGCCGCTTGGTTAAACGCGAAGAGAACGGATATATGCGCTTTGTGATCATCGCTAGGCTTGATTGCGACTGGGAATCCAGTTGCAAGCATAGTCGCGATTTCAGTCGCTTGATCTTCAGCTTGATCGCCAGAGGCTGCGTTCGGATCTTGGAAGAGTCTGCGGACCAACGAGGGATCGTCTTGTTCAAGCACTGACTTTACCAGTTCGCCTTGGTTCACGAAAGGATTATTTTGGAACATCTGCATTCGAGCTACCGACTTCTGCAATGCAAACTGGCGGTTGATGAAATCCAATCCACCTTTCGGCTCAATCGAATACTCATCATGGATGCCATCTGGAGGCATCGAACCTGTCTCTTCCGCATAGCGATACATCAAGTCTTTCTTGTTGTATTGCGTGTAAAGCGACCAGCACTGTTTGAAGAGATGGGCAAGCCCCATCCTGAACATACGATTGCGCAAATCGCCAGAGGCTGCTGCCTGCGACTGCAACGCTTGAATCTCGGTGGCAGTCTTGCGATCCGACACTTGGAACTGCGAGCCAGCACCAAAATCTGGATTACCCATCCGCTGTTCGGAAAGCAGACGCTCTTCGAGCATCAACTTCTGGAAGTCAAACGGAGGTTGGCTAAACTGAACTGGCTTTAACCCCTGTGGCAGAATCTGCCCAGGCTGCATCTTCAAGTTCGATGTGTTTAGCGAGATGGGATTCTGTGCTTCAAAAACTGGGCGGTTGGCAAGCTCCACATAGTCAGAGAGACTATTTTTTAATTTATTGAGGAGGTTCTCATTCGGGAGGAGGATCTCGGCCACACCTCGTGGACTGTACCAACCGCCACCAGTAACTTCATAAGGGAAATCTACGAAAGGTGGTTCGCCGTGACGATAAGGCAAAATAAAAGGTTTGCGTACATCTTCAGTTACTACAAGCGGACTATACGTTTCAACTTTCCATCCTTCTTCAGAAGGTGTGTACATCTCCCAAAGAATGATGCGATCATTCTCAGCTTCTTGAGTAATTCCCTCGCGTCGATAAATCTCGTCTTGAATTTCACTTCGTAGGCCCACCGATTTGGAGGGTTTACCCGAAATTGTTTTAATGAACTCGTCGTCCTGCTTGTAAAGCGGATTTGCCTTATAGGAATCGACTGAAGTTGAGACGATGTGTACAATGAAATCTGCATCCTTAAACTCCTTTGTGTACGCTGGAACAATGATGTGGAAGGGGTCAATAGCTTCAAAGTCAATGCGCTTCTTGTCCTCGTTCCAGATGATCTTGGCAACACCGCGTCCGTAGAGGAGGATGTTGTCAATCACGGAAACAATCTCTTTCTGGAAGTTTGTCTTCTCCCGCATATTGTAATCAAACCAACGCTCGGCAGATACGGTCAGTGGTGTCAATTGCTGGCGCATCGGGACGAAGCTGGAAAGAATGTCGTTTCCAATCGCGCTGTTGACGAAGCTGGGTTTCAGCTTCTCAATCGCTGTGTCGATCAACTGAACGTGCAGGTCTGCGGCTGTAGGCCAAGGCTTGACCTTACGACGAACACCAAAGTAGCGAGCTTGATAAAACAACCGCTGGCGGTTCTCCCAAGTCTCACGCTGATTAAGCGAGTCGATGATCCGAGAATAATATTCTGTTCTGCGTGTATCTTTAGCGTTCATTTGTTGCGCTCCACTTTTAGTTCGTATGAAAGATCGTTGACTGCATTCAAGGCTTTCCTAGCCCACTCGCGTGTGCCAGGTGTACCACTGCGAATCTCACTATAGTTTTTATCTTTCATCAGTTCCTCAACTATCCCTGTTGTGTGGGTTACTGGTGTCGTTGTTGCGCAACCACCAAGACTCACCACGCAGATCACGCTCAATAGCATCGCGGTTATGCTTCCACTCACCTTCGATGTTTTGTACTCGCTTCTCCTTCCAATTCGGAATGAGGCGAAAGACGGCTGCGATGATCTCAAGGATTGCACGCAGCACAAATAAACTTATTTAATATTCAGACCGACTGTCTTAAGAAAGTTGACGATCTTTTCCAAAAACGAATCATCCGCTGGGGTCGGTGTAAGTTTAACAATGATGCGAGCAGCGAGAACGATGCCACCGACAGCGGCTACGATCTCTTGCCAATTTGAAGTAATCCAATTCCAGATGTTCATATTGTTTATCCTCCTGCGTCAAATCCAGACATGACAGGGTCGTGTGCCACCATCATTTCCTGAAGTGACTTCCAAGTTGGACGTTCTATTTGGAAAGTCAAGTCCAAGCCGACATTAGCACCACTTACGCACAATGCCAATGCATCAGCCCTATCTGGCGAGGCTATGCCTCTGGCACGCATTGAGTCCTTGGATTCTACGCCAAGCTTGCCCTTGCTGTTCGTGATAGTACGCCTGCAGGTCAGTTGGGCGGTCAAGTCCTCGTCATCTTCGGGTAGGATGATTTCGGCATCCTCAATCTTCTTGGCCATGTTGTACCACATCTCGGCAGACCTGTTGGTATAGGCATTGTTGTCATACGCAGTAGCCCCAAAGTTAACCCTATTGACAGTCCATCCTGACTCAGCCAAGGCATCGCACATAACCATGCCCATGCCACTCGCGTCAGCGTAGATGTTGCTGGCTTCCAGCCCAGCCTTCTTAAACTCGACGATGAACCTGCCAACCGCTGCCATCGTGTCCTTTTCACGCCATGCAATCATAGGCAGGATCTTGTTACCATCGCTTATACAAATCACGTTCTGATCGCCGCCAGCCGCAAAGTCAACGCCTGCCGTCCTTACACCTGGCTTGAATCTAGGGGGTGCGTTGTAGCAGTTTTGGAGCTGGTTTAGGTTTATGACAAGGCTTTCGGCTCCTATGTCAACAAACTCGCCGTAGATCATGGATCGAGTCAGCGGGTGTTTCTCGCCATAACGCTGGGTTATTTCGTCAATCTGCTTCTGCGTAATGTGGGGGCAATCAAACGCTGTGACTGCGTGCTTAGACCACATATTGGCTTCCTTGGTGAACGCTCGGTAGAACGCACCGCTAGTCCCGCCTGGGCTGGATGCAATTAGCAAGCGGGTTGGTTGACATCGGCTGATGGCCTCAAACAGCGGGTCTGCTACGGTCTTGGCTTCGTCAACGACCATCAGCAACGGATGGTATTCGTGGTCCTCTGCGTGCCAGCCTTCAGCGCGTCCAGGGTCAGTCGCTGAATAGCCTATAATGCGTGATGTGTTGCCGTTGGGGTGGAGGTAGCGAATCTCGCCAGATGTGACCTCCCAAGCACCGCCAAGCTTGGCAATGTGATTGCGGAGGCTAGGCCAGAGCTGGCTTTCTACTTGGCGGAAAACGCCTGCCGTAGTTACAGCGATTGAGCGCGGGTAAACGAGCGCGTGCCATATCAAAATAGCCGAAATGACGGTGCTGGTCTTGCCAGAGCCGTTGGCTGCACGCAGGGCTACGCGACAGTCTCTAGGCTCTAAATCGCGTAGTACCTTGCGTTGCCAGTCGTACAGATTGATGCCAAGGACGTTAGAGGCGAAAGCAGATGGCTTAGAGAGGTCTTCGAGGATCTCTTCTTGACTACGCTTGGGAGGCTTTGGCATAGGCGATGTTTAAGACCTCTTTTTGTTTTGAGCCACAATAATTTGGGTGGGTATATGCGTATTAAATGGGGGCTGGGGGAGTGGCAGGGGGCGTCGTGGTGTACTTGGCCAAACTTTCTTTCCTTGGCTTGCGTCTTCTCATTGCTATATGCCTTGTCCTTCCAGAAACTTTTTGTGTTGTAGTGACAATAGTTTGCGTGCCATCTGTCGCACAATAGCTATTGTCTCGAATTGTAGGTAGAATTTTTGGAGTAACATCCTTACAGTCAATTACTTGTGCCTTCTTTCTCCCCGCAATCCCCGCCAAGAGTGAGGCTAGGTTGGAGCTTATTCCGTGAGTATGTTCTTGCGTAACATTCAGTCTGGCAGATGGTTGTGCCCAATTGTACCCACGCTCAAGAATCCACGCCTTGGCCTGCCATGACTTTTCGCCCGCGAGTTGAATATCTTTTAATAGAGACAACTCATGCTTTTTGCGAGCCGTCTCCACTCTCTTGCCGAAATCGGGTTTGCGTTGCGCCCACGTTCTAATCGTGGAAGGATTAACACCGACAAGTGCGCCTGCTTTCTCTAATGTAAATCCACTACCACAAGCTGCGACTATCTCATCCGCTATCTTATCTGAAAATATCTCTCGCCCATTCTTAGCCTTTTCGATTGGTGCGGTGGAGTCCGCTGCCGATTCATCCATCCGCTAAAATTACCATATTCCAGGCAGAAAAAAAGTGTTGACCTAATAGACAAGCCGATATAGTATGCATTCTATCGAGGGAGATCCGATAGGAACTTCCGAGGTAAAAAGAAAATAAAGGAAACACAAATGAAAAACACATACTCAAAAACAAGACACACATTCACAGAAGATGGAAAGCCATTAAACGCCTTTGTTTATGGTGGGTTAGTTAAGCCAGACGAAGCTATGGCGAATTGCATTATTGAGGATCTTGGAGAAGGATTCCAGCTTGGTAGATATATGCTGACAATCTCGAACGATGGGTGGATCTCTGATGATTTGGAAGAGCTGGAAACCCGCTTGTTTGATTGGATGCAAAGACAAGGTTACGAATACGATTCAGAAAAATAAACCAAAGAAAGGAAACACAAATGACACAATCCAAATACGAAAAAGAAATGGAATCTTATGGATTCGGAATCGGTGGAACTGGTGGAGGTTGCACCGCATTCTGGAAGGATATTAAGCTTGGCGAATCCAAGCTTGAGATCCTCATCGCAAATGAATGCGAGACTCCAAGGGTTGGAGAATGGGCGAGCGTTCAATTCTCTGATTACAACGGAAACAACCTTAACTTTGAGCTAAAGGATCATAACGCTGTGTTGATGTTCGCAAGATCATTGATTACGAACTAGGCGATCAGACCCCGAACACATCTTCAAGGTGTGTTTCGGTCTGGCCGATAGGCTGGAACAAAAGAAACAAAAAAGAAAGGACACATACAATATGGGAAATAGAGCAGTCATAACATTAGCAAAGAAACCAACTCAAAACTCAGTTGGAATATACCTTCACTGGAATGGAGGTGCGGAATCGGTCTTAGCGTTTGCCGAGGCATCAAAACACTTCGGGGTTCGTCTCCACGATGAAACCTATGCAACCGCAAGGCTTGCACAGATCATCGGCAACTTCTTCGGCGGGACTCTCAGCGTTGGAGTTGGAATCCTTCGGCAACTGGATTGCGAAAACTTTGACAACGGAACGTATAAAGTTTCGTTTGAAGGTGACGCAGTCGTTATTGAGCAATCCGCAGACGGAAAGAAGGATTGGAAGCGGTTAGACAATGACCAGCTACGCAAGCACGCATATTGGAAGGAAACTGAAGATCAAGAAAACATCCTTGCTACAATCATAGCAAGAAATAAGCCCGCCTTTCAACCAGCCGAGGCGGTTTGCAAATGATCTGCTTCTCAATCTACTCACGGAACGGCTCTTTCGTCTGCCGTTTTGATGACCGCAGCAAAGCCGAAATGTGGAGACGATTCAACGGCATTCAAGAATATGTAATCAGAGAGGAGGTATGGCGATGAACTCACCGCAAATCTACTCGCTCGGACTATTGCACGGAGGACTCCTTTTAGGTTTCGTCTGGCTAGTCTGGCCGAAACGGAAATAAGTTTTCCATCGTCTCTCCTCGTTGCTGAGGGGAGGAGAGGTCAAACCCGCTTGGGATGGCCCAAAGAAAAACAATAGAAAGGAAACGCAGACAATGATAAACCGCATACCACATCCACCAATCAAATTGAAATGTTCTGGAAGAACAATAGTACACACCATTGAAACAAATGGATCGCAGAAAGCTACGGCCTTGGAGGATTCTTCACAGCCTTGGCTTGGTTATTGGATGACCAATGAGGAGGCTAGGGAGTGGAAAGGATTGGTGACTGCATCAATGACTAGCAACGGATGGGAGGTTGTCGCCTAGTCTCTCCTCGTTTCCCCTCGTAACGGAGGGGAACGGAGGATGGATTTTGGCTCTCGCCAGGACATCCTAACAAACGGCAGCGCAGTCATATTGATTGCGCGAATGAAATAAGAAAGAAAGAGGATATGATGACACACCCAAAGCAATTAGATGAGGTTGGAATTACTGAAAGTTATTTAAGGAAGATGGCAAAGAAGGAGGGCGTAACATATAAGAAGGCGGTACAGGTAGCTATGGAGCAATGGGGAGAGTATTCGCTGAAACTGATTAACAAGTTGGTGGCTGATGATATAAAAGAAAGAAGGAGGAATTGAAAATGAAAGTTAAAGTATTGTGGCAAAAGCTAGGAGATATTCCAACAGATGAAAAGGATTGCATTGAGCTTCCATTCCAACATTTTCAAGTTGGAACTCATCGGGAGGAAATATGGCATTGGTTTGAGGATAGTTTTGGGATTGCTGTATTTGACTTGATGAATAGCTAAAGAACTAATTTAGCCCAAGGGTTCAAACCCCAACGGCTTTTCTCGCTTGCTTACAAACGGCAGCGCAGGCATTCCGTCTTTACAAACTGAAGCTTGGCCTATAAGGACAATATAAAAATATGACAGAAGATGAAATCATAAAGGCTTACCTTTCGCGCCTAGGCAAGAAGGGCGGGAGCGTAAAAGGTCCACAAAAGGTGCGACCCAAGGAACACTATCGGAAGGCGGTAGGAATCCGTTGGGCTAAGTATCGGGAGCGTCAACAAACGGAAGCGCAGCCACCTAAACGGTAGTGTAGCCTTTTGCGAGAGCGTTAGCCCTATAAGGGTGCTATAAACGGAAGTCTAGCGACCAATACGGCAACAACAGGCTTTGTTTCCTAGCTCCTCAACCTTAAATTTGACAACTGGAAGGTCTGGAGCATCAGCCTTCGCACAAAGACGCTTAGAAACGGCATTTACGCTCGATTGTGAGCGTTTTAGAGCCTTATTTTTGGCTACCTTTGCCATATTACCAGTTTTTGCAACTCCAATGCCTTGCTGTCAGCTTGCTTGGAGGTTTAGAGTCGCACTGATGCCTAGCCCTAAAGCTTTTACGCCTTGCTGGATTGCTTTTCTTAATTGTCATATCTGGATCGCCATAGCGGATGGTCTTGCTTTGACCACCTTGGCAGGCACGGACTACAAACTTTTTAGGTCCACCTGGAGTCCTGCGGGGTGAGTTACATGGTAAGTCTCTGGGATTCACGACTCATCTACCTCATCAGTGTAAAAGTCGCTAGGAATGGCATCCTGAAGCGATTGTAGTGCCTTCTGGTGGCTTTCGAAGAAGCCTGACAGCCTATTAACCTCATCAGTCAGACCCTCCCACTGGTGTTCGAACACTTCAAATGAACAATTCGCATTCATGTCGTCTACCAACTGCCCTAGCAGTCTTAAAACGCTATGCAACTGGGCGTTTTCCTTCTGCAACAGGCTAATAAACCTATTGGCCAGCTTCAATTGCTCCCGATCTTGGTTCAGAACCCGCCTTTCTTTGCCTTCATCATACGCCATACCTTCGGCTTGATAGTGCTGTTCTTCTTGCTGCGACTAGTGCCAGCCTTGCGGCGAGCGTTAATGTTCGCGTATAAGCCTTTGTTCATTTCACGATTGTACCACACCCTCCACCTGATCACCAACTTCGTTGTTCAGCAGGTGTGAGGATGCCCAGCCAGCCATGCCAGCCCTGCCAGCCAGCTTTCAGTTTGTTTTCCAGAACAGGGAAACGCTACGGAAAGAATGTAATGGTAGGGACAGGACGGACTAAGGAGTCCTGTTCCTACTTTCCTTCGCGAATTTATTCCTTATATATATAAGGGTCTGAATGCTCAAGAAATGACAGTGAAATGAGAGTTAATTAGAAAGTAGACTGGTTGGCACTATACAAACCATTGTCTGACAATATCTTCTTAGCTTTATTCAGGCGTTTTAGATGCCTATAAAACGTACTTTCTGCCACTTCCAGCTTTTCCATGATATGACGGCATAAATCGCCAGCCTGCCACTCCTTGCTGCCCATCTCGGTCAGGAACCTTTTATCGTCAATTGCCTTGTGTGCGCCTGGTTTCTTGAGCTTGTCTGGGTTGAGGTTAAAGTTCTGGCGGAATAGTGGATAAGACCATTGGACAACGAATGCGTCCATTGGTGAAAAGTTCCGCAGCGTTACTTCGCAAGTGAATGTACGCTCGTCCTCCTCGTGAGGCGTGAGAACGACTAGGCTATCTGGGTTGCGTGCAAACACACCGCTTCCGCTGAACCTATCAATTGCCTCGCTTCCGCTTTTGTTACCCTTGGAGAAGTGGTGTGATAGGATGATTGACAAATTGTGGCGTGTGGCCAGATACTCAAACTCATTCATCAGCGTTGACATATCCCCCGCGCTGTTCTCATCCCGATCACCCATCAACATATAGTTTGGATCTAGGATGATCGCTTGGTATCCCCGCCCATCGATCTGCTTCTCAATCATCGGTCGAATGAGAGTAAGGTCGGCAGCGTAACCTCGGAGCGTCCACACATCGAAGTCGTCAACCTTACCTTCCAGTTGCTTTGCCTTGATCACATCTGCAAGTCGGTTGCGGAAGCTCCACTCTTGAATCTCAAAGTTAATGAACAGCACGCGGGCCTGCTTGCATGACTGACCCCACCACGGCACACCAGCGTGCAGTGACAATGCTAGGTCGATAAGACTCCAACTCTTAAACGCTTTGCTTCCTCCACCAAGCAAAAGCTTCCCGCCTCGGTGCAGCATCCCATCAATCAATACTTCTGGCGCGGGTATGTTGTCCTTGACCAACTCTGCGTATGACTTGATCGGTGGCCATTCGTCCACCTTTGGCTTTACTCCCAAAGCTACTGCTGGCTCTATCATTTCCCCTCCTTGCAGAACCACAAAAGGCTCTGTGTTTTGTCGTTTCTTTTAGCACCAGGAATCCTTACTGGTTGGCTTGGTTTGAAAGTTGCAGGGTCGCATCCCAACGGAACAAGGAAAGCTTTTAATTGCTCCAACCACTCATTCTTTTGCGGCATCTCGAACCAGCCGTGGAGACTCTTGCCTCCTGTGTCAACCACTGCGTAAAGCTTCATTCTGAACAGATCACGCATAAGTTGGAATACCGCGCCGATTTCTGGCTTGGTAAGCACGTCCGACTCGACTACCAAATAAATCCTATGCTCAACCGTATCGTTCGATCTGCTGATCGTGCCATGCTTGTACGTTGCGCCAGTCGTGTACTGACCTATCGGTGCATCTAACTTCTTCCAATCCCAAGCTGATCGAAAGTTCTGCGGATGCCTTCCGCTGTCCTTGACATCCCCGATCCAGATATTGTCAGCTATGTTGAACAGCGACAGGAACAAGTGATACTCAGCCTCTGGATCTTCCAGTTTGACTGGACTCTCCTCGAACATATCCGCTGGGTCCCAATTGTAGTGTGTGAGATAGCGTTGCCTGTTTGACTCAGCAATCGTCTTAAGTCTGTCAAGCACCTCGGCTTCTGGATCTTTGACTAGGCGAATCGGTGCAGATGATCCGATTGACATAATGTTGATCGGGCGATAAAGCGGATCGTTGAAGATTGCCTTGCGAAGTTTGCGGTTGGCCTCGTCCCGATACGGCGTGCAACTGGTATGCCAGCAGAAGATCGTAGGTGCGCCATCTACAAACACAGTCGTATCCCTAACTCGCGTGTGGCTGGTATGTGCAGCCTCACCTGGGCATCTGCACAGCCCATGATTCTGGGATTGCCAATCGACAGCCCCGACTACTGCTTCAGCGTGACGTTGTGCTTCGGTCATATAAATTCAAACTGGCTACTGATTCAAGAGGGGAACAACACACTATGCAGACACCCCGCCGCAGGATCTCCCTGCGTACCACAACGCCAGTTAGTTATTTGCTTTCTTTAACTTCCTCCGACTCTGTCGCCTTTTCCCTCAACTTGCAATAGGTATGATTTTTTAATTGTTCATCCAGTAAATATTTTATAAAATGCACACACTGCCTTTCTTGAATTGTTGAAAACAAATTCCGACCAATTTTAATTTCCACATTTATTCCTTTCTTTAAGTTCCTGACTGTTATCCCCATCTTTGCGCTCATTTGCCAGCCCCCAACTCCATCGCCTTCTTGCTGGCCTCAACAATATCCTCCGCCTTAATGTTGCGCAGAGCATTGCACCACATCTGCGTCTTCGGTGTTTTGTTCGTCGCATCCTTACACTTAGCCTGGGGCAACCCAGCGTGAGGACGGCAAGGCGCGTGTGGGCAAACGTCTGGCTTAAACACTGATACGTTGAGAGGGTAGTAAGACATTCTGTCGGCTGGATCGTATGATCCCCATAGCGAAACGCACGGCGTGTTAAGCCCAGCAGCGATGTGATTCACAGAGCTATCTGGAGCCACAACAAAATCAGCGTTGGCTACGACTGGGAACAGTGATCTGATTGCCTTCGTCGTGTTAAATAAATCAATAACGCGAGGATGATCTACATGGAAGTTGTTGCTGTTGTCCAGCCCAATGATTACTGCGTGATGTTCTGGATAAGCCTCCAGCAACGCCAGCACCGCATCCTGCCCCATCTTTGGCGGGTAGGTGCGGGTCGGACCGCTGGACGAAACATGGTAGGCAAAGAACTTCTCAGGCAACGGCCACCTACCCAAAGCCTTCAGCTCTTCATGGTCAGGCTCAATCAGGTGCAAGATCGGCCTACAATACTTAGCCATCGCCTTCTCATCCCACACACCCATCCACTCGTAAATGCGCTTGTAGCAGTTACCAGGACCAGTCCCAAGCTTTGTATCCCCAACCTGACCGCTGAACAAATCGTCGGTAGGCAAATGCGAGTCATACGACTCCCACGCCTCAAGCGTGCAAGGCAGCGGATATAACTTTGCACCAAGCCCAGCATAGAGAGGCAGGTTGCGAGCAGGCGCATAAACATCTACCACCCCACCTGACTCCTGCACCAAGTAGTTGACGAATGCTGTGGCAATGATTGCATCACCAATCGCTCCAGCCCGATACACGGCTGTCGCTCCACCAGCCGACCTTCCTTTGTAGTAAGGCTTGATCTTATGTGGGCATGGAATGGAGTCAGCCCAGATCCCACCAGTCAACTCGTCGGGGATGACGTAAGTGTTGCGAACGTGAAGTAAGTTATCATCCACCTTGTGGATTGCGTTTGTGTTATTTGTCCATAGTTTCATTTGTTATCCTCCATTATTTTGTTGATACATCTGATGATTTCTGACGCGACTTGCGGGACGATGGCGTTACCCAATCCCTTAAGTCGGTGTGACCTATTTGGTACCCCATTAGCCACTCGACCCACGTTGGGTTCAGTGATCCACGTTGCCACTCCTCTGGAGTTGTCCCGCGAATCTCTGGATGATTGCCCAGCATCTTCTGCATATTCCCGTTTGGAGTTCCCGCCGCATCCTCGTTGGCTGAAGGTGTCGGCCACATTCTCACTGCTGTCTGGAGTGTTGCTCCCCACTTCGTTCCGTTGGCTGATATCCTGCTCTTCCCGTCCTCGGACACAGCCCCACTCCTTGCTCCCGTGTGCGCTCCCCTCGGACACGCTGACGGAGTTGGCCACATCTGAGGATGCACAACTTGCTCCCGAAGATTCCCACTCCTTGACCTTCCCTCTCTGTTCTTCTGATTGGTCGAGCAATCCTCCGCTTGTCTTGGAGGCAGTGAGTCCATCGAGTTTGGAGTGGCCCACAATCCAAACCCTGTCTCTTCTGTGTGGCGCGTCAACGGCGCAAGCTGGAACAATGATCGGTTCGACTTCGTAACCTTGACCTTCCAGATCAGCGCACACCTGGTCGAGTGCCAAGTTGACGATCCCAGCAACATTCTCACCAATGATCCAAGTTGGCTTTGCTTCTTGTATAACTCGCAACATTTCAGGCCAGAGGTAACGGTTGTCATCCTTACCTCGTTGCTTGCCTGCGACTGAGAATGGCTGGCATGGAAATCCTCCTGTGAGAAGAGTGACTCCTGCGTATAGCTCGCCTCGTACTTCTCGGATGTCTTTGTGGCATGGCACTTCTGGCCAATGCTTTTTGAGGACTGCTTGTGCGTAGGGTTCGTTGTCACAGAAGCCAACGGTTCTATATCCATTCCACTTTGCTGCCAAGGCAAATCCTCCGATCCCGCTGAATAAGTCGAGGTGTGTTTTTTCATTCACTTTCAATAATCTCCTTACAAATCAAAGCCGCTGCATCCACCATCGTTATGATCTGGATCATGTCAATGGCACGGCCATGAGAAGCGCGATCCCTCTCTACCACCAGTTTTTCTCTGGCAGAGAGAAGGATGTCGCGCCCCCACTTGAGGCGAGCTTTTGCCTCTGCGTGCATTACGAGCCTGACCGCATCCTAAACTTACGAGGCGATTTGTTGCTCTTCCCAGCAGCAGAGAGTGCTATCGCAATCATCTGCTGGCGTGAGCGAGGCTTACCGCCTGCTCCACGCTCCTTGCCCTTCTTCTTATTATCCATCGCCAACTCGTGCATATTCTTCGACACGTCTTTGCCTAGCATATTTATTTCTCCTTGTTGTTGTAATGGGGATTAGGCACTGATGGTGCTTGTACCCCGAAGCTTGGGTTCTCGCATCTGCGACAATCTCGAATGTCAAAGTCAAGTATCTCGCCAGAGTTAAGCATCACTGTGAATATCTTGTTATGATCCATGCCATAATCCGTAACGATGAAGGCCAAGCCTTCGCCCTTGGGAGTCATCATCCATAGTTCAGGATTGAGCTGGATCATGCTGTCTCCTCACCAACCACATCATCCCATGTGGCTTCTTCTCCATTCCAGACCTGCGATTGCGTTCGCAACCACTTAGGCTTTTCGGATTGAGTGGTGAAGCTTGATTCGCGCCAAAGCACATTGTTACCTGGAACAGCCGTGATTCGTCCATTGTTAAGTGCAATGAAATGGTGTGACTTGGTTTGGCTTGGAGACATAGAGAATCCATCTCCGTAAGGCTCGGCTGTAAATAAGTAGCGACCAACCTCCCAAGTCTTCCTGTTGGCGATCCATACCTTGCAAGACAATCCCATCAGATAGTCGTACTCAATTGTCGTGAAGTTCCATCCAAAACAATCCCAGCGTTGAGCATCGTTAATATCCCAATCCATAATTGCGATCTCGCCATGAGCAAGAGCGTGCAGTGGCAAGCCTCGGTACAGCGCGCCACATTTGAGCATAATTGTGCAGCCCCAGGCTCGGCCAGGAACAGCGGTCAAGCCGAACCATACAACGTCCTCCAACCCCTGCTTCTCGCCATCAGATACAAACTCCATGTCGCATTTGACATAGAGGTGGCGTGGTAAATTGGCAGCGTGGGTCATTTACTTTTCCAAAGCAATGTCATCATGCCAAAGCATATTGCCAGCACGCCAAGCAATCGGATCTGATCGTCAATCGTCATCGCCAGCTAGGTCCAGTCAGCCAAGCCACCAACACCCAGCGCGTACCCCAGATTGGAGCACGCGCGCGATGTTCTAGGTAAGATGGGAACCAGCAACCCGCCCCCTGTTCGCGGATAAACCTTACGTTCTCAATGTCAGCTTTAACCTGCAAGCCGCCACCAATGTATTCGTGTGGTGCAGACAAGTTGACAACTGCGGTCAACTTGCGGTCAGATCCAGTGTATGTATCGAAGTGCCACTTAAACCTCTGGAACGGACGATAGCGAAGCACCTGCAACTGTTGGATGCCTTGGATGTCGAAACGCCATTGCTCGGCATTGATGCTTTCCGTAATCTCTTTCATCACATTGTAGATCCACTTGTGATGTTGACTAAATGGAATCCAGCACGATGAGCATGTGCGAGTACGCGATACCTTGTTTGAACCATCCTTGGCCAGCACTGGAGCACGCTTCATGCCAATTATCTCTGCGTCCTGACGTAACATCATGCACTGACTAGGAGTTAACACATAGCGATCTACGGATGCGGTTAATACTTTTTGTTTGAATGTTTCGATCATAGTATGTTTTCCTTTATGTATTCGATTAACTTAACGACGATAAAAACTCCAGCACATACAATGGATGCCATGACTGCAAACAGAAATGCCAGCCAAGTGACAATCCAAATCATGTCACCAATCGTTTCAAGCAATTGCATAATCATCGTCCTCCAATTTGCGTAGCAGCGTTCGATTATCGATCCTTATTCCTGAAGCCCGACACCACCAAGCAACTGTTCCGTTCTTAAAGTCCTTAAGTAAATTCTGCACTTCATGCATATTCTTATATTCAAGAGCATCGTTAAGAGGAACGCCGTGATGATCTCGGACAATCTTCATGCCTTCCACCATCCCCCGCTTGCGCAACATTCGCAGGTCGCGGATTGCCTGCAACGCAACTTCACCAGCCAACTGCATAAGTCTTTCATCGTAATCTCCCTTGGTTAAATGCGTTGATCTCATTTGCGTTTGCGTTGTGCCTTATGCCATTTCGCATAATCATTCCATTCCTGACAAGCTAAATCTGCTTCTTCTTGTGAATCGAATAAATCAGTGAGTGGCGGAAATCCTTTTGGCGGCCTAGACCCCCATAGGCGTGGACCAATTACATTGCCAGCCATCGTATGAAGTCGGAACTTTCCGCACTCCTCGACGACTTTAATCTCGGTCATCGTCCCAGCTCGACTAGCTTTGCGTCGTCAACTTTGATCTGCTCGGCCAGCTTTGCAAGATCACCAGACTGTCCAGCGTAATGAATGCAAAATGCATCCTTGTACCGATCCAACCCAAAGTGCGACTCAACGCTGGTCATGCAGTTGTAGGCTGGGTCAAGATTATCCAGCGGTACATTCCATAGATGAATCATAATGTTCATCCAGGTCTGCTCGGCAAAATGATTAGGCAACAATCCAAGCGGAGGCATTGACAACACGCCAACAGCCTTGGATGAAATTACAAACACGCCAGTGTTGACGTAGAATCTTGGATCAATCCTAGCTCCGAACGCACTTGCAAGTTTACCCATCTCGTACTTGCGATCAAGGAAAGCACCTTCGTCGAATGCTGAAAACATTTCAACTTCAGCACCAATCTCATCGCAGTCGTTGGAAATCAAAACATCGCAGTCAACAAAGGTGATCTGCTCATAGCCCTTTGTGGCCATGATGTTCCCGATTGCGGATTTGCTGTACTGCACTGGCTCGACCAAAGGCTTCTCCAATGCCATGAAGTCAATTTTGTGCCGCTTGCAGTAAGCCTCCATCCTCGGCTGCGTAAGCTCTAGTATCTTCTTCCAGTCATCACCAAACGCTTGCGTTACTAATCCCTTTTTCACTTCTTCTTCCTCCGTTTTTGTTTAACTTCCTTCCACACATCAAATTTGTCATCCAGATCAATTGACCAAAGCATAAAAGTTCTGTATAGGCCGTATCCAATACCAACACGCAAAAGCGTGCGGCTTATTGTGTCACCCAAAAAGTAGAACAATCTGGAGAAATTCTGCTTCATTTCTCAATCCTAACCCAAGCATCCAACGGTAAGTTCTCTCCGCAGAATCCAACCTGGATTTCTTTCTTTTCCTTTTCGGATATGCCGTAAAGCTCCCAGCCTCCGTCAATCTTAACTACGCGAGTGATATTCATTTGCCAGCGTCAAAATCTTCTGTTGCTTGAATGGACAAAAGGTCATCAGCCTTTTCCAGCAATTCCTTGCTTGGATTCTTTATGTCTTCAGTAGCAGTTGAGATCTCAATCTTTGACATAATCACATTGTTGACCACCTTGGCGTAATAATGTTCTCTGTAGCCAACTGGACCAATATCCTCTGTAATCGTATCAATCTCTGCGTTGCCATACGCAGTGTACTTCTCTCCATTAAACTCAAAATCAACACTTACATCTTCCATAATCATAGTCTTGGTACTTCCTTTCTTATTTGTGCCAACACGAATAGCGACCTTACCAGCGCACGCTCAAGGTGGTCAACACTTGTTTCTCCGTTGGTATCTGGACAAGGTGTTGATTTGTGCAGTTGCATCTGTGCTGTGGCTAGGTGGCGAATAGCTCTGGCAATGTGGTAATCGTGGGTAGGCCGATCCTTTTCCAGCCAATCTCCGTAGCCAGACTTATCCGATCCTTTGCCCATCACGCGCCAGACTATCTCCTGTGCAGCGTTACCCATCTCTTGGATTGTAGGTGCGGTCATAACTTCATCCCAGGAGGCGTGTAGCCCTTGACCCAAGACCATACCCTCAGGAGTGCGTTGAATGCGATCCCAGCTTGGTACAGCTCGTCATCTTCCCACACCCTTGTCATAAGCTTGCTCGAATCATTCGAAGCAAGCACGATGGATACGCATGCTGCCTTGGGATTCTCGCTCGCTGTCCTGTAAGCCCACAATTGGGGGCAGTCCGAAGTTTCATAGAACGGCGAGTATTTGGGATTCACTTTGCGATTCTTAAGATCGATGATTGCGTCACCAATTCCCTTCAACTTCACATATGCGTCACAACGCCCAGCGTACCCCGCGCCAACCAGAGCCTTCTCGCACCAGTAGGTCTTCTCTACGTTTTCGTCGGCCCACTTCTTGAAGGTCGCGATGTAGGGCTGGAGATCTTCATCTTTACACACAGCGCGTCCCATGAGGATATTCTCGGCTTGTTCGTGCATTCGCGTGCCATGCTCAGCTGCCTTCGTTGTTGACTCTTTAGAGTCCTTAACCACTCTTCGAGCGTAGGTTTCGAGCGTTTCATCTGCCTCCTTCGGAAGTGTGAGCGAGGACATAATGGCCTGCTCTATCTTCCATGCCGTCAATTGCGGCTTATCCATAATGCCAAGCACGCTAGTTACTGATGGATACAATCCCATCTGGCGTGCATCAGCTACGGTTGTGTTTCTTTCTTTACCATTCTTGCCTATAACAACGTGGGCTGAATCGCCTTCGGCTGTGTACCAATGTCCCGCTTGGTCAGTAGCGACCAAGCGGGAATTGGTAGGCTCTTTAGATGTGATTGTAAGAGCCACTTGGATTAGAACGGCATTGCGTTGCCGTTTTCGTCAAGCTCGACTTTGGTAGTAGTAGGCTTTCCAGCGGCAGTCGCAAACTCCTTGGAAGCGCGGATTTTTTCCTGCAACCAATCGGGCATATCGTTAAACTGACCAGCCTCACCCTGTTCGATCTCGTAATACAACTGATCGTTGGTGGTGGTAGCTGGTGCTTTCATGCCCTTTGGTAGTTTGGATGCACCCGCGATAGCACAGTATTGCCGACCCTGCTGGCTGGTCTTGTGGATCAGCGTGAGCATGGCTGGCTTGCCCAATAGGTTCTTCAAGCTGAATGCCTGGAGTTCCTTGGAGGTAAAGGTCTGGCCTCTCCACTGCTCAAGCAGTTTCCGCAAGCTGGCTTTCTCTCCAAGACTGCGGGTCTGTTCGATTGAAACAACCATAGGCTTTTGGACCTTGGTCACTTTGCCTTTCTCCTCCACCTCGTACTCATCTGTCTGATCGGGCAACTCAAAGGTTAGGCGGACTTTTGGTGTCCACTTCTCCTGGTTATCCCAGTTGGTTTTCTGGTGGCCTAGATCGACTAGACTGTAAAGAACGCCAACAGTCGCTCCAGCTTCGGGCAACTTGCGTTCTGACTTTTGCGATTCACTTAATGTCAATGCCATTGTAGTATCTCCTTTATTTATTGGGGTTTATTATTGGTTGTATGTATTTGGGGGTAAGTTGGTCTGGGCTATGCACCCAAAAGCCAGCACCCACTGTCGTGTTGGTGAACTGGCTTGGAACATATTCAATCTTCACATTTGCAGGTGCTATCTGTCGAGCTAATTCGCAAACGCTGTCGGCTGTCAATATGACTAGCCATTCTTTGCGACCATTACGGCGGAAAAATACTGCTGGGATCTTGCCTTCTGGGCAATCCCGCCTTGCCTGCTCAATCCACTCTTCGGGTTTGAGTGCTTGGCAACGCTTGCCTTCGATATGAAATGGAAAATTCTCGCAGACTACATCACCGCTACCGCCTTCGGGATTGCCTGCGTATTGGGCGGTCCTTCTGGCCTTCTGCCAGCCCTGTTCCCGCAGGTAATTTGCTAATTCACGTTCTCCTGCTGCGCCTTTGGCTCGACTATTGATTTTGCCCATTCATCAGGTTTAGCTGTCAACCCATGATGGTGTCGAGAAATATTTTAATATATTTTAGTTACGCCAAGTTCTATTAGCTTTGCTAATATCTTCATTAAATCGTCTAATCATTGCTATCATTGTAAGTTTCTCTACGATTTTCTTATTCTTCTTGACCCAAGCCACGGCTTCATCGAAGGATTGCGCATCTTTCAGCCCATCCTCAAACTTCGCCCACGCATCCTTCTCGGTCATAAATTTTGAAATACACGCCAGCTTTGACCTGTCGATGGACAAAGTAAGGTTGTAACACTCTTGCAACGTGCAATTGGCAACAGCCAGAAAAGGTCATCGTGCATTCCCCAACAGGCCACATAATCTACTCCAGTAATTACCTTCTTTGGTGCGTTGTAGCCAGATCCGCAGGATGTTGTGAACCTATACCTACTCCTCCCAGGTTCTACGTTCTGTGCTGCCTTGACTTGGATGCGATGAAATTTCCCACTCTTTTCAGCCACAAGATCGTACCCAGAAAAGTCTTCCAGCGGAGCAAGCACATTGTAGCCACATCGTAAAAGCGAGCTTACAACCCTTGAAACACCAACCGCCCCAATCTGCCGTGGTGATAATTTAATTTTCATGCTTGACGGCTTTCGATTTGTCCTACAGACTTTTCACTATGAAAGCAATAACAATGATTGTAGTGACGGCGATGCTGATGGCATCGGGGTGGGCTGAAGATGATGACGGTGACGCTGCTGACTTTGTGGGAGCAGTGCTAAAGCGCAACGGATTTTCATGTGGCCGTGGATGCGTAATATCAGAGAATGGTGGAATGGCTTATTCATCGTCATCTGGTAGGTCAATAATTTCTACTGAAGGTTTTTATTATAAATCTGGAAGTAGCGTTGTTGGAAAAGATGAAACATTCATATCGAAGTCTAGGAATTTCTTTTATGGAACTTCCGCAACTATTAAGGCTGGTTCTGCCTATATGAATGGAGACGCTGTTTGGGTTGGATCTCAAGAAGAGGATAATGATTAAGCTCCAAATATTGCGAGCCTATTTCGTATTCTGCTTTCTAGTCCACCAATAAACTTCTTTCTAGCTGGATTGCGTTCAGCCATTCGGTATTCGTCCTCAAGCTGCGCTTGGCTGGCTGCGCGCATTAACGCTTTTGGCTCAACTTGGTTTATCGCCTGTAATGTCTTCGGACCTAATCCTCCGTCAACAACTACCTTCTGCCCCAGCGTGTTTAATCCTTGCTGGATGTACTTTGTTGCACCGCCCATCCCGCGATTAAACGCGAGATCCTGTGCGAATGGTTGGAGTGCTTCTGGCAACTTTGAGACGAATGGGCTGGTGTACTCTTTGACGTACTGTGCCGCAGCCTGCGCTCTTTCTTGCGCTGGGAGCGATGAGATTCTTTTGAAGGCATCTGGATGATACTTGTCGTTAATACCAGCAACCTCAAAATTACCACCCATATCTCCTGCTGGCAATTTATAGACTTGCACGTTGCCTTGCTTGTCCTTCCTTGCCTCGAAATCAATTGTCTTTAACGCTGCTGTTTGCAACACGTCTTGTTCTGGTTTTGCTTGCATGGCTTGTGGTTCCTCTATGAAATCAAATGTAGGTTCTGCTTTTGTAATTTCTGGAGCTTGTTTTGCATATTCTCTGGCCTTCTCAATGGGTGCGATCCTTCTAACCTCTTCTGGCACTGGCTCGTATCCAGTTCCAGTAAGCTCCCTAGCCACCATATCGTTTCTCAAGGAAACATCCTTGGATGGGTTTACGGAAAATCTCATTGCTTCTCACCTCGCTTTATTCTGTTTCCATATTTCGATATAAACTGCTTTCGGACATCGTCACCGACCTGCGCGTATGCACTGCGAAGAACAATAACCTTCTCTTCATCCTTCATCCTCTTGAAAGTCTTGTCATCAAACATAGCCTCTGCCGCCCTTCTGTTTGCCCTTCCGCGCATTCTTGCGTAATCCTCGTATAGCTCTGGATCAAGCCTATACTTAACATTATCCAGCGTGAAATTACGCAGTGGCTTTGGAGGAACAACGTCACCATCATCCGTTGCCTTGAATATCTTGTAGATTCCAAGCGTGATTGGATCGTAGGAAATCTCTCGGCCTTTTGTAACGTCAAAGAAATTATATGCGATTGGATCTGCTCCTTCTGGAGTTTGCGGAACTTCTCTCCCCCAAATGTCAATCCTCCTTGGCATATCTTCATCCATACTTGGAAGCCTTCTGCTCAATACTTCTCCAAATACGTTAATCATTCTTTCCACTCCATCACCTGGCACATCCTTGATCTGGAACTTTTCTGGCATTGTTTCTCGCATAGACCTAGATAAGGCAGTAAGCGTGTTCGGGAAGGGTATTGATGCCACAACGCCGTAGTAATCTGAAATCCATTTGTCGAGCGTTGCCCCACTTCCATCCAACATAGCCGAAAGCAAGCTATTCGTACCCTTCAAGAAGCTTTGATTAAATGCAAACGAAAGCGTTTCTGGAAGAAGAGATGAAAGCTCAAATGATCCTTCCTTGCCTTGTTTTGTTGCATCCATAGCAGAATTAACAATCGACAAAATTGCGCCAGTAATACCCATCTTGTCCAAGGAGATTATCTTATCCCCTGGTTCAATTTCAGTTGACTCACCATTTGAAAATCTATTTAACGCTGAAAGATTTATGCTTCTTGGCGCGAGAGTTTGATACTGCACATCCCTTATCTTTTCGGATGTCGATGGCTTTGATCCAATTATACCTTGATCTGAAAGAGTTTTTGCAACTCCAAGCAATACTGATCCAGTTAATGCTTTTCCAATAAGCATTTGTGATTTTCTGTAATCTTTTGCCACAGCGGCACGCCGTGCTTTCTCTAAAGCATAAGGTGGAAGTGAAAACTCAAGCATTTCATCAATCACATTTGCTGGTGTCTTTGCGTATGGGATGATTGATTTCCCAATCAATCTCGCTATTCCAGACCTATTCCCAGCACCAAATAGATTGGCTGCGCTAAGTGCTGCCCTTGTCAATACCGTATCCTGCTGGAATACTGCTTCTGCCGCCTCTTGCTCAATCTTGGATAGCTGTTGTGCTGTTGGAAGACGAACTGCTGTTTGCAGTGCTTTTCCAGTTAGGCCAGCCAATTGTGCTTGCTCCGATAGCAACCTAGCCTGGGCTATTCTTCTGAACGGAGCGTCACCAAGTTGCAATAAGCGCAACATAGTTTCGGCTGGAACTCCTAGTGTTGCCTCTGTTGCCAGCCTTAACCTATCCAATGCTTGGGTTGATGCACCCCTAAATCCCTTTTGAATTGGTTTCGCCAGACCCTCTCCTGTCCAAAATTGCTTGAATGCAGTAAGCGGTTTGAATCCCTTAATTTTTTCGCCAGATAGCAGACCTTCTGCACTTAATCCGCGCCTTACACCAACAAGACCTTCACCAATCCCGCGCAGTCCAGCTTTGCCAGCTTCAATTGTTCTGGTTATTCCACCAGTTGGAGGGGCAATTAGCCTTGGTCCAAGCTCTTTGCCAGCAAGTTTTTGAAATGCCCTGCCAACCTCCTGCGTAACAAACGCTCCTTGCCTACTAGCCATTCGCAGTGGCGAGTTAATGACGTTGCTCCAAAGATTTGTTACTAGAGATATTGGGGAAAGAAGATTGCCTTGGATTATCGTTGGCAGAGTTTCAGCAAACAGCTTCTTTGGGATAAGCCTTCCCTCAACAACTTGTAAATTGTATAGCGATTTAGTCAGATTCTTTTCTGCATCAATTGTTGCCTTTATGTCAACATCATCTAAGCTTGTTCTTGCCTTTTTAGCTAATGAATCAAAATTATCCTGCGCCTTGTTTGAAACTTTCTTAAGATCGGCAATTCTTTTTGTCATTGCCTCATCCAGTTTATACCCACTTTTCTCGATAACTTTCGCTACCGCGCTAGAGTAGGCAGTAGGCTCCATCTTTATCAGCTTAAAAACATTAAGCCTTTGACCCAGATCAGTTCCTGGCTTTGTGACCTTCTCAAGATATTCATTTGCGCGAACAGCGTCGCCAGCTTCAGCGTATCTTTTATACATCGTTACCCTTGCCACATCCCCGACAATGTCATCCCTTGAGTTGGCAACGCCTACAACATCTTCATTTGGCAAACCTAAAAATTGTTCTTCTAGTTCCTTGACTGATTTGGTCTTGTAAAGAACATCACCTTTAGCTACTTCCCGCATCGTTGCCTCTGGAGCCAACTTCTGCTCGATGATCCTCTGCGGTGTCTTTCTAATCTTCTCGCCAACACCTGGGGTTGGAAGCTGGATAGGTTCTGCTGCTACTCTTCCAGCAACTTCCTCTGCCTTCGGCGCAACAGCCTCAACTGCTTTCGGCAAAGCACCCTCAACCGCTGGAGCAACAGCAGGCGCAACAGCTTCAGTAGCCTGAGTGGCTGGGCGAGTTAATGCGCCACGAACTCCTTTAGCCAATCCAACCAACCCACCGCCAGTAGGCGTGAGAATAGATGCAGCCGTTGTGGTTATTGGATACTTCTCAACATCGCGCTGTAATACTTCGCTAATGCGAGCCATACGCTCTGGACCTAGCAACGCTTTGCCAGCAGTCTCTTGACCCTTCTGGCCTGCAATGAATCCACCGATACCAGCAATCGCGCCAGTAGCCAGCTTTGGCAGTATGCCTCCAGGCGTAAGTGCGGCAACGGTTTCAGCGGCCACAGCACCAGTAGTTGCGGGAATTACTTGGCTTGCAACAGTGCGTGCAATCGCGCCTAGCCTGCTGGGTTCTTCTGGTTCAAGTTCAAATGAGTCAACATTGCCATCCTTGTCAGCCTCAAAGCGTACTACCTTGCCGTCCTTGTTTCTGCCAATTGCAAAGCCAACGCCAGTAGCCTTATCAGTTCCAGACGATACGGTTTCAATGCCAAGCCTCTGTGCCTCCTTTACGGCTGGGATTGCTGGTGTCTCGATAATACCTTCAGCCAACGCCTGTGCTGTTGGCTTGTATCCTTCCGCTATAGTGCCGTCTGGCCTGCGTATCGTACCCATCGCGTCCACAGCTTTCCCCGCCTCAATGGATGCTTGCTGTGGCGTTGCGCCAGCTTGTAGCTGCCGCTGTGTTTCTTGCTGTAATACAGCTTCACGCTCTGGAGAGATAACATCCTCTGGCGCGCCACCAGATGCCAAATAATCAGCCTTAGTTAAATTGCCAGCTTCTTCTTGGGAAAGTGGAGCAAACTCTAAATCTTGTTCCTGCTCTGGAACGAACTCAAGCTCTGGCTCTATAGCCATTGCTTACTGCCTCGCTTGCAGTCTACCTGGTTTTCCGTTGATATAAATAAGTTGCCCAGGCTTTACGCCTGCTGCTCTTGCTTCTTGAAGACTCTTAAAGTTCCTTGGTGCTTCTTGTTGTGCTGGTGCTTGCGCTGTAGTCTCTGGAGCAACTTGTGGTGCTGCTTGCGGTGTGGATTGTAACGGCATTGCTTCAGATTGATAATCTGGAACATTCGTTTCCATCTGACCTGCTTGCCTGTTAAAGCCAAGTTCGGCAAGCTTGCTTCTGTATACACCAGCTTCAGCCTCGATGTCTTTTAGGACATCAGCGCGTGGCTTTGCCCCAATCAATCCAAGCCCAGCCTCCATAGCAAATGTGCGCCTATCGCCCTTTGCCATTTCAATCTCTTGTTTTACGCGCTTCTTCTGTAGGTCTTTTAGCCTATCGCTTAATTCAGCACGCTGGGTTTCAATGTCTTCATTTTGAAGGCTCTGCTCGTTGCTGATTGTTTGTCCGATTCCAGAAAGATACGGAGCAAACGCTGGATCTTGGCTTAAAGTAGGAAGATCCTTTAGCTTTCCCTTAACCTTCAGCCCGCCCTTCTCAAATGTAAAGTCAACGTCTGGCTGTTCTTTTAGAGCCATTGCACGCTCTTCGAGGGCTTGCTTTCTCTGCGCTTCAGCTACGGCTTGCTTTTGCAATTCGTCTTGGCGAAACATATTCATCAATTCTGGTACATCTAATACTGCCATAAATCTCCTTATATCTTGATTAAGTTGCCAAGGCCAGTAGCAATCTGACCAAATTGTTCAGCCCCACTCGGCTGCCTAGAAATCGCCCCAACCTGCGCGCCATAAGTATTAGCCAAGTAATTCGCCTGCGATCCGTAGAGGTTCGCAAAGGTATTGGTAAGGTTAACAGGAATGCCTTGATCCACCGCTTGGTAAAACGGCTGATATGTAGACGGCTGTTGATTAAACCCACCAGGCAATGCTTGATTTGCCTGAACGTAATTCTGCATTGCGTTCTGTTGCTGGGCTGTTCTAGCTTGAGAAAGGTTGTAGATGGATGGACCACCAGCAACAAATCCAGAGGCTGCGCCAAGGCGGTTCTGCAATAACGCATCGCGGAAGGCTATGTCAGCCTTCAACGCATCAGATGTGTTTTGTCCAGAAGCGAGGAACTGCTGTGCCGCACCATAGCGTGCCAGCTTGCGCTGTTCGCCAGCAAGACCAGTTGTGACTGCTTCCTCTACCGCAGGAGCAACGCCAAAGATGTTACCTCGCGCTGTCTGTGCTGCCCTAGCAGCCTGCTGATATTGCCTCTGCTCCTCTGCACCCAACTGCGAACCAAGGGCAAGCTGATTGATCGCCTCTTGTTCTAGGCTGCTACGGAGTTGTTCGGCTTGGGCTGACTTAGTTTCTCCGACAGGAGCAGTAGCCATCTCGCGATACTGCTGACCAAGAGCAACTGAAGTGCGGTAAGAATCTGGATCAATTTGGTAAAGCTGTTGTGAAGCTCGTTCTTCTGGTAAAGTAGCAAAGTTTCTGAAAGATGTTATTTCTTTTAAGCCTTCTGGAGCATCAACTGTGATAGGCTTGAAATCAGTTTTCATTTTCTGTGCGCCAGTTACCGCGCTTGTCACACTGTTTAAGTCATTGTTAAGTTGCTCAACCAACTTCTCGGAAGACTTCCTTTGAGAAGAATCGGCTGGAAGTTGAGAAAGAATGTCTCTGGCAGATTTAAGGCGTTCATTGATGCCAGCAATTTGAGTATTGCCCCGATCAATTATGCTATTGATTCCCAAAAGCTTTGATGTGTTGTAGTCATCAACAATCTGCTGATCGGATACTTGAAAGTTTAATTTAGTACCGAGATCAGATACTCCGTAGTTTCTGGCCGCAGATAGTCTCTCTAGGTCCTTGCTAATTCCAGTCCCAACGGTTTCAGACGTTAAGCCCCTAATTTTCTCTGCAAGGGAGTTTCTTTCTCTCTCTATTTTCTCCTTGCCAGCAGCATCAATAATTTTCCTTGATTTAGCCTCTGCTTTTGCAAGATTTTCTGCTTCAAATCTATTTGCGACAGCATCATAATCCTCAACAGTTGATTTTGATCCTCCACCACGAATTGAAATCTCTATTCTCTTTGGAGTTATATTGCCATCAGCATCTACACTATATTCATTGATAAATCTGTATGGGCTAACTGGAACGCCTTTAGCGGCATTCGGATCTCTTCCTACAATATAGTCTGCCATATTAAGCTTTTAGTGTTGGGTTTCCAATGTTTGTCCCAATCGTACCATAGAAATCAAATGGCCCTGGCTGGGTATTTGTGGCAACATTTTCCTCTACTGATGCGTATGGGCTTGTTCCATAAAGCCGTCCAAACTGTCTTGTCATTTGCTCGCCCAATCCTCGGTTTAACGCATACGCTTGTGGGCTAGTCTCATATTGCCTACGAAGCGACTCTAGGGTGCGCTGTGGTCCGTATTGGCGTTCTAGCTGTAGGCCAGCCTGCACGCCTGCCTGTTGGTCTAATGCCGACAATTGACGTTCTAAAGCACGCTGTTGTGGCATATATTGGACACGAAGCTTATTCTCAAGGTCTGCCATCTCTGGTGCTTTTTCAATATAAGTTTCAATGTTCTTCTTATATGCATCTGCATTGGCCTGCGCTACCGCCGCTGGATCGGGCGGAGGAGGAGGTGCAGGAATTGAAGGTCCTCCACCCATATTAAACTCTAGCCTTTCGCATAAATGTCATATAGTCATAACTCCTTGGTTTGCCAGAACGATTAAAAGTGATCCGCTTGCGAGGACCAAAACGCTCCCAAAGGAGCAACAGCAAGCATCGTAAGGATTTAGCACCTTTTGAGGAGATAGTCAAATCAACAAAGACATTCTCTCCATCCTCGCTATGCACATAATGGTTAGGCTCTTGCCCATCCTTTACGCACCTGGCCAAAGCCACTCCAGCAATCCCATCCTTATCCTCAACAATGCCAACCATCCCTTGCTTCTCAAACCAGCCAAACCACTCAGCCAGGTTAGGCCACATAGCCTCTGGAACACCGCTTTGCTCAATATACTCCACAGCCGTCATACGTTCTTTTGCACCTCAATGGTATCGGGGTTGGCTGCAAGCAATATTCCTCGAATAGAAAGCTTCTTGGATGGTGCGGAAACGATCATACGCATATTGCGCCACTTCTGGTAGGAGCGCAGGCTGTTAGCAATGCGCTTTACAGTTTGTGCGGATAGCGTGGCTGGCAGGGTGAATGGGAGGGTAATTCCACCAGCAGAGCGTGTGTCAACATTTGAGGCTATTCCTACCGTCGTTCCATCCGTATCCCTCCTCATGCTGATGCTGGCGTTGGTTGATCCAGAGTTATAAAATTCAATCTCATAGTGCGACCCAAACTTCTGAGCTATGCGATCATCAAACTCGTAAGCCTTGGACGCTATCGAGCTTGTATAGCTTCCAGTAGAAGCATAATCCACATAGTCCGTTGTCGCATCTGCACTATCCGCATCCTTATATCCAAGATAATGACCAACTCTGCTTGTTGGACTTCCGAATGCAAGTTTTAACCCATTGGTTGTAAATCCAGTTGAGAAGTTTGTAATCACCATTTTTGCCGCAGCAATGCTCCATAAACCTTCAAATGCATTAAATAAAGCATTATAAACCAAAATATAATTTGGCGTGGTTGCTGTATCTAGCGGGATTGCCAGAAAGTACCTATTGTTGTAAAAAGCAGCGTTACAAAGCGTGACATAGTTCTTGTTAATTCTTGCAATGATATTCTTGACAGGCTCGCTAATTGGCGTTCCTACAATATAGAAGTCATCTGCAATAGACCTAGCCACAGACCTAATTCCGTCATTAGCAAGAAAGAATACGTCTTTGTTTACGAAGTTGACAGACCTGCCAGATGCGCATCCAATTCTATCGTTCAGTAGTCGTACCGTCCAGCCAGCCGCAGTTGTTGCTGTAGGATCAGCCGTTACCAAGTAAATCTTATTTGGCTTGAAAACAAGTATTTCGTAATCGTAGAAAGGCTGGATGGCTACAATGTCCTCTCCATCATCACCGCCAACAATGATGCTGTTGGTTGCCTTCCAAATCTCTGCATCAAGAATGTCGGATGCGTAAAGCGTGTTGCGATTATCTCCAGTTCCAATAGCAAACAAGCGATTAGTAAACTGGCGAATTAGGCGAAGACCAGATGGGGCTGAAGAAGTTGACAGGACTCCATTTGCTGTGGCTGCCGTTCCAGATGATGGTGGTGCTATAGTTATGGTTGGTGCAGATGTATATCCAGAACCACCATTGGTAACTGTTACTCCAGTAACGATTCCTCCTTGTGATGCAGCATAAGATGCAACTGCTGATGCCGTTGTGCCATAAGCCATTTGTGGAGCAGCCACTGTTACTGCTGGTGCTGATGTATATCCAACGCCTGGATATGTAACTGATACTGATCCTAGTGTTGTGCCTTGCCGATACGTTGTTGTGCCATTTGAGAAATGAAGGTTGCTACTTCCATCGGTAAAATACATTCGGTTGTTAAACTGAGAGAAGTCAACCTCAGCACTCTGGTTAATCACAGTCCCGCCAGTAGTGGAAAAGGTGGATGAAGCAGTAGATCGAAAGACTGTTCCGTTGGAAGCTACAAACAAAGACTCAATTGATGGCGAATCAAAATAGTGCATCCCTTGCACTGTTGAGCCTGCCGACAAATTGGCAGACATCTGCTCAATCCCAAGGCGGGATTCAAGGTTTCCGCTTGGGCTGATGGTCATGTTGACAATCTCGCTGGCTTGATTGTCAGAAATAAGGTTTGGATTGATCCCAGAAACCTGCCCACCCTCAAAACTTTGCGATCCTGCTATGGCAAGCAGGTCGTCCAAATTATCAGAATAATAAGGCACGATTTTATGCCTCCGTTAAGCTGAGAACATTTCTTCTATTGTAAGTTCGCCAAGGCTCTGTGGTGTGATCTGCTTAATCCCTCCAACCTGGCTCAACTCATAGTTAGCCATAGCTGCAAGATCAGAGTTTGCTCCCTGCGTAATGGCCTGCGCCTTGGCATACTGCCGTTCACGCTCTAGTGCATCTGCGTGAGTCAAAGCAAGAACCAAATGATGAACGTGGGGCAAGCGAAGTTCGTCACCAAGAGCGTCTGTGGAAGGAGGAAAGTCAACGATGTAGTTTGTCCTAGTAAGACATTTCAGCTTCTCCACAACACGCAAAGGAATCGTGCCAGACGTGGCAAGCCTTGGGTAAAGGTTAAGTTGTGCAACACCGCTAGTATTGCGACCTGTGAAATGGTAAGTATCTGGATCGCCAGTGCGGTCATCAGAAAGCAATCCTGGGTCTTGGCTAATGATTGTTGCCAAGTCAATCGGATCAACCTCGGCATCATTGTAAGCAATGGAAAGAGGAGTTTCTACATTCGTGCCTAGCGTGATCTGTCTGTTTGTTCCGACCGAATAGGTGGAGTTGGTAACAGTCTCACGCCAAGGCGCAAAGTCCCATACTCGGCGATAGGCCAAGCTTGCTGCTTTCTGCAAGAATGTAATCGTATCCGAGTCGGTTTTGCCAACCTTCTCGCCAGCGTACTGAGCGATTTCAGTTAGGGTCATTTTGCTTCTAGTGCTTCAATGCGTGACTTTAGAGATGTGTTTTCTGATTTTAGTTCTTGAATACAACGCATCAATACATATTGAAGATCAGTTTGATAGATTGTCTTTAGAGGAATTCCGTCTGCTGGCGTTTCACCAAATCCATCGTTATTGATTAGCTCTGGAATATGCGCCTCAACTTCTTGGGCAAGCACGCCAATTGTTTTTTCGGTATCTTCACCTTGATCCTTGTAATTGAATGTTTTAACTGGTATGGAGCAAATCTTGTCAAGATAGTTCCCAGCGATACCTATGTTTGTCTTGAGTCTTTCGTCGGAAAGATTTACGTTATTTGCTGAGAAATTAGAAATCCCCCCATTAGAATTAACATAAAATCTGAAGCCGTTGTTTGTTGCATTGACATTATAATAATGATATTGAGTAGCCGCGCCTGCCGTATCTGCTACAAATCCCATTGATGGGATTGTCGAACTTGCAATAAACTTTGCACCTATTCCTGCTGTTAAGCTTATATTACTATCTCCAATTGTAACATCCCCAGTTGCACCAATACGCATTCTTTCTATGCTATTCGTAGCAAATGCAATTGCGGAAGAGGAAGCAGTTAAAATTTGATACAATTGATTTGTTGCTGGGGCTGCCTCTGTTTTACAAAATCCGTTCCCGTAAGCCACAGTTTGAGCGTAATATGCCCCATTCCCAGCATAATTTATGCTTTGAGAGTATTCGTTTATTGTTGTTCCAGTTGAGTCGTTTCTTATTGAGGATGTCGCTCCTCCACTAACATTTAGTTTTACTGTTGGGCTTGCCGTCCCAATTCCAACATTCCCACTCGCATCTTTATAAATCTGCCCACTTCCAATGTTAATTACATTTGTAGATCCAGTAATCGTTCCAAGGAATGTTGATGTGGTTGCGGAAAGATTTGTGATTGTGCCATTCGTAACAACTTGATTTGTTGAAGTGGTTGTTCCAGTTGTAAGGGTTGGGATCGTGCCAGTTGTAATCGTAGCGGCAGTCGATGTGGTTGTCCCAAATGTTCCAGTTGGAATAAGAGCAGTTGTAATCGTTCCAGACGTAAATATACCAGCCGTTCCAGTAGTCGTTCCAGCCGTCAGCGTGGGAATCGTGCCAAGCGTAATGTTGGCTGTGCTGGACGTGAAATTGGCAATCGTGCCGTTGGTGCTGGTCAAGGCAAGATTTGATGTAGGAACAGCATCTGCCACCAATGCATTAAGCTTGGCAGCCGTTACATCATTGGTAACGCCATCCGAGAAAGAGGTTCCTGCTGTGAAATTTGCCATTGTATTGTCTCCTAGCTGTTAAAGCGATTTTTAAGTACATCCCAGGCCATTGAGCATATTAGACCAACAACACCCGCAATAGCCAGAGCCTTCGTCCGAAGATGTTCCAGAGAAGAGATTCTATTTACCACATCTGCGTAGTTTGACAAGCTGGTTTCAACCATTTTATACAGAGATAGTTGCCTCTCCTCCATCCTTGCAAGCCTCTCCCGCAAGTCGCCAATTTGATCATCTGTCCCCATAATGAGCCTTATTTGACCTTGCCAGCGTCCTCGGCTGCGCTCATATCTCCGTAGGATGGTAGGGCATTGTTATCATGTTTTCGTGGTGAGCATGACGACAAAACAACGCAGATTAAGATAGGGTTAATAAATCGCATATTTAGTGTTGAGATAAGCTTCTACTTGCTGGCGTTCTTGAGTTGTCAGAACTCGGTTGTAAAACACAACTTCTGCGACCTTTCCCTTAAATATTTGATCAGTTCCAGCGTTGTTTTGCATTCCAATGTAAAGACTTGTAGAATTTGCTATGGAGTTTGAATAAACATTTGATACATCAGAATGAAATTCTGTTCCGTTGCAGAATAGTTTCCAGTCATTGTCTTGTGAGTAGACCGAATAAATGTTCCAGCTTGTAATTCCTGTTGGCAGGCCGAGGTTATCTTTTCTTGTATCTGTAGCAAACGCATCATAAACTGAGCTAACGCCTACTCCATAGGGCCAATGACTTCCATTTTCCGCACTTCCAAAATTACCAAGCAAGGCTCCATTCGGATCTCCGCCTTCTCCATCTACTGAAAATACTCCAGCTTCAACAAAATTCACAACAAATGCTGTAGAGCCAGATGCGCCCATTGGGTTTCCAGAAATTTGAAGTGATTTGTTTGTTTCGCCAGCTATGGATGAAAGACTTATTGTAGGTTTGCTGTTTAGGTCTGAAGAGTTATATGTAGGATTTACATCTACTGGGCTTGCGTTTCTTCCGTTTCCACTTTGATCTGCCCAAGCTGTTACATTTGATCCAGAAAGCGTAACGCCTGCATCTGCCTTAAGCCACATGGATAAGCCAGATAAATTTGCTGGCGAGAATGATGCTCCACCATAAACTCTTCTCATAATTTGTGCGCCCAAGCCTAAAGATAGTCTTGGCATAAAATCAAGCAGCGGTGATGGTGATGGAAGGTGACCAGCCAGATGTTGGGATGTAATTTGTATTAACAGATGAGTTCGAGGCGTAAACAGAATAAATCCAACTATCTGAATCTAGGTCAAAACTTGGGTCAATTAGTTTCCATACTCCAAACGGAGAATCCAATATTGCTCCGACTTCGTCATCCCATATTTGAGCATTTGGTGAAAGTAATAAATAATTACCTAACGAATAACAAATTCCAGTTTTTATGTATGAGTTATGTCCACCGCTAATTGGAAAACCTTGTTCTGGTATTTTCTTTGTATATGTACCAATATATATGCCAGCACCTAAAATAATAACACTGGCCGTACTCGCAACAGGAATCCCGCTGGGCGCAGCCCCACCACCAACCTTGCGGATGGTCTGTACTCCTAATCCTAGGGATAGTCTTGGCATAAAATTACAATGCAATCACCCGCCAAGGGATAGAACCTTTGGCGGTGTGGTTGCTTGAATCATTAACCAGCTTTGTAAGCAATCACTCGGCCAGTTCCAGCCGTGAAGCTGTCAAACTCGCCGTAGATGATGTTGCCAGAACCAATCGTTACGCCTGTCAGCGTTCCGTCATACTTACCGCTGATTGCGCTAAACGTGGTATCGGCAAGCATCTGGATTGCCCAGTATCCAGGATCAGCCGTTCCTTGCGTCCCTACGGTAAAACCGTATTGAGCTTGGAACTTATCTAATGCGCGGGACATTAGCTATGCAAGGCAATCCGATAGGATGTGCCGTTAAGAGTCACGTTCAAGGACGCAGGGGCTGTTGCAACAGTATTAACTGTGCCACCGCTGGAGCTTGCCGTGAACTCAATTACGTTTGTGAAGCCTTGAGTGTCAAAGCGGATAGCCTTGTTCTTGGCCTTACGCGTGCTTCTTACAAATTCATTCGCCATATTTTTTTCTCCTTAAAGCCGCACGTTTGATGCTATCTGGCGTGAACTGGCTTTTGAATCTACTGCCAAGCTTTTGTTCCTGGCGGTAGTACCCCTTCATTAAGTTTGTTTGATTTACCCCAAGCGGATTGTCGAGGGGTTCGCCAACCCCCACTAGGGATAATCTTTGCGGGACGGTGAATCGCTTAAGGTAACGAGGGACAGAATCCCTTTCGGCCACAGCCTTTTCCAGTTCGACAACTTTCCCATTTCTGGTGTCCTCGTACTGGTAAACAGGCATTAGCTATAGTTTTCCTTATCCGATTCCTCAGCCAACTTCATCATCTTT